TAGCATCGTCAGTAACAGGTTCATCGGTAGGTCGCGGTGGCGGTGGTGGCGGTTCGGGAACTAGCGGTTCGGGTTCGGGTGGTACTGGCGCGGGAGCTGGCGGAAGCACCGGCAATTCCGCACCGGCTAATCGCGGGGGCGGGGGTGGCGGTTCCGCCAACCAGTACGCTTCCGGCGGTGCAGGTGGTTCTGGCATTGTCATTGTTAGCATCCCCGCTGACCGAACCCTAACAGTTGGCGCAGGCTTGACTTCGAGCCAAACACTCAACGGAAACAACAGGGTCTATTCTTTCACGAGCGGAACAGGGACGGTGACGGTGAACTAATGGCACACTACGCTTTCATTGACGACAACAACATTGTGACTGAGGTCATTGTCGGTAAAGACGAGGATGACCTAGTTGAGGGTGTTACCGATTGGGAAACACACTACGGGGACTTCCGTGAACAGACTTGCCTTCGCACTTCATATAACACGCTCGGCGGGGTTCACTACACGGATGGTGAGCCTAGCGATGACCAAACCAAAGCGTTCCGGTTCAACTATGCGGGTATCGGCTACACATACGATGAGGGCAGGGATGCTTTCATCCCCCCTAAGCCTTTTGAGTCGTGGGTTCTCGATGAGGACACTTGCCTATATGTAGCGCCAGTTGCTTTGCCGGATGATGCTGACACAGTGATGTATCATTGGGATGAGGATGCCGGTGAGTGGGTAGTGGTGCCGGATGAAGCTGAGTGAACCCTGGCCAGAGCAATACACGGTAAACGCTAGATCCCCATACGGTTGGCGTGTTCACCCGATCTCCGGCAAGCGCAAGTTCCACCACGGTATTGACGTAGCTATGCCTGTGGGCACTCCCCTAACAGCTCCTGCTGACGGGAAAGTGGTTCACAAGGGGTCTGGTGCCTCTGGCGGGTATGTTCTTATCCTCGGTCACGACGCAAATCTGTTCACGGTTTACTATCACCTGCGGGAACCATCACATTTGAACAAGGGTACGCGGGTGAAGCGTGGGGAACGGGTTGCCTGGTCAGGTAATACGGGTGCGAGTACCGGACCGCATCTACATTTTGAGGTTCGTCACCCGACACGGACTTGGGGTCAGACGGTGGATCCTATGCCATTCTTTGAGCCTGTGATGGTTGAGCCTGTACCCGCGCCCGTGGAACCTACACCTGTACCGACTCCGCCAGTGAGGGCTGCTAAGCCGATGAGCGCTAGGCTCCGCCGGTTCTTTGATATTAGACGGGCGCTCCGGTAATGGCTGACGAACAAGACACCGGCGCGGTTAGGGTTTCGATGCGGGACATTTATGCTGAGGTACAACGGCAGGGCAAACTGTTAGAGAAGATTGCTAACTCGTTACCGGATGCCGAGGGCAAGATTGAGGATCACGAGTTGCGTATCCGTAAGCTTGAACAACGTATGTGGCAGGCTATCGGCGGGTTTGGTTTCCTCGCGGCGATTGTAAGCCCTCTGGTGGCGGTGATGACTCAGTGAGGGGTAAGCCTAACTGGGTTGTGCGGAGGCGTTACGTGGCAGCCTCGTGGGGTATGGGGGCTGTTATGATTGTTGTTGGTGCGCTTGCCATATTAGGCGGGAGGATGGGATCCTCAGAGCTGATCACGGGTGGGGTTGCTTTGATTACCCTTGTCCTCGGATCGTATATTGGTGGCGCTGTTGCTGATGACCACTTACAGAATAGGAACAACCCTGATGGATAAGCTCAAAGATTACGTGGACTATGCGGGAGAGCGTGCGCTCAAGACCGTGGCACAGGTCGCTATCGCAACTATTGGCGTGAACGCTGTGGGTTTGTTGGATGTGGACTGGGCGCAGGTTGCTTCAGTGTCAGCGCTTGCTGGTGTAATGTCGTTGCTGACTTCGGTGCTACAGTATGACAAGGCAGGCGAGTGATGGCAGACCTAGACTTGATTGACGAGCTTGATGGTTACAACGTGCCGATAGATCCAATGGATTTGCTGAATTGCGAGAGTTGCCAATAGAATAAACAAGACTTGACCCCAGCTAGCGACCTCCGTTCCGTTAGCTGGGGTCGTTCTTTTTGTGGCTAGTCTGTCCAGACCTGGATGGTTCGCTTAGATACACCAACGAGGGTTGCGATCCGTTGCGCTGACCAACCTGCTTGACGGGCAAGCTTCGCACCCTCCGCTAGTTGGGCTTTGGCATCGCTCGCTGCTTGACAGTGGATCTTAGAGATCTCTGCCCACGAGGTCAATAGTTCGGTTAGTTCTTCGTGATTAGTCGTCATAGTATTCGCTTTCGATTAGTTTGTTAATGTAGTTCTCGCTGTCGGTGGGTCGGTCTGCCCAGCACTTGAGGGCATCTGCGATGTAATCCATTTCGATGTGCCCGAAGTGTAGCTGGTGATGTTTCTCGGCTCGGAATAGCATCTCGCCTAACTCGTCACGGGACCAGCCGACTAAATCTAGAAACAAGTGAAACGGCTTGTATGTGGAACCGAACTCGTTGCCTACTGACCACCGGTAGAGGGCGAGGATAGGTTGTAACTGTGCGGGGATCTTGTCCACATCGGTAAGATCATCGTGGGTTGTCAGATTGTCTAGCATTATTTGGTTTCTCCGTTCTTGATTGTTACTGAGTGGATGATAATGTCCTCGTCGTTCTCACTATTCCGGATTGCCCAGTAGACGAGGTGTTCGGCGTGGCTTTCGTTTCCGCTGTAGACTCTGCCGGTGATGGTGAAATCCCGGTATGTCATCTCGGGGCTGTCCACTAGGCTGCCTCGGTGCGGTGGATCTCTGAAAGTGTGATGGTGTAATCACCGTGGCTGTACCCGTTGTCGTTTGCCCACTGGTGCATCTCCGCTACTCGGTTAGCTGCTGCTGAAAGTGAGGTGAAGAAGATCTCGCTGTCGCGTCCCTTCTTGTGATCCTTGAGGTGGATTGAGTGGGTCTTGGTTGTCATCGTTCTCTCCGTTTCTTTAGGGTAGTTCCCCGTGTTGATATCTCTAGGCTACTACCTAGCCACGGGTTTGTCTAGTCCGTGGGCAATATTTTTTATATTTTTTTTTGTGTAAATGAGCTAGACAAAGACAAGGCTATAGAGTAGCCTCAAAGTATCCCTAACGAACGGAGAAACCAATGGGGTATTACAAGAACATCGAAATCGCTACACAGGTAGAGGAACCAGATCGGTTCCCGGCACCAGTTCCAGCTAGCCAACACATTGCCTACGGGACACGGAAGCAGTTCCGTGAGATCTACAAACATCATCTCAAGGTTGCTAGAGCTAAACAGCGCAAAGAGATTACAGAGATCTCAGCCTTGTTACTCGCTAGCGGAGTGCTCGGGTTCCTGTTAGGGGTAATCGTATGACTAACATCATCGGGTGGCTGACAGTCCTCATCGGTGGCATCATCGGGGTTATCCCAACTATGGTCTACCAGGTCTGGAACGGGGCAAGCCTATTGGGACTGCTCATCGTCATAGGTGGCGGGTACATTCTAATCAGAGAGGAAGCAAATGTTTGATCTACAAATTGACGGGCGTATTATTCGCGTCAAACCACAAGGCGCAGTCTGGTCGGAAAAGGATGGCTGGATTGAGTTAGAACGGGCACAGGCAAAGAGTCTGGTCGAGAAGATCCAGGAGCACCGTACCTGGGAAACTGAAACGGAGGAACACGAGGATGGCTAGAGCACGAAAAACAGACCCTAAGACCAGCCACGATGCAGCTGAGTCTGTGAAGGATGTAACCTTGACACAATCATTTATCCTACGGGTGCTAAAGAAACGACCTAGGACAGACGTGGAACTGATTGAGGTGTTCCGTGATTACAAGACAGCACCTAATGCTAGCGAATCTGGTATTAGGTCAAGGCGTGCCGAGCTAGTCCGACAAGGATTAGTCAAAGATACGGGGATCCGCAAGATGCTTCCCTCGCGACGGTGGGCAATCGTTTGGACTGTAGCTAATGGGTGACGTTATCGAGCTAATCCCTAACAAGCAACATTCTCTTGTGATCCACAGTTCGCGCAAGGGTTATCACGCGCTGTGGTACATAGGCGAAGAATTGTTGTGGGAGTATGAGTCAGAGCACCTGACCGAAATCAAGGACTTTGCAAACTCAATGATAGAACGGATGAACGATGATACAGGCACACCGCTTCAAGGCTCATAAAGCTCTGAACTTTGACTCGTGGGCTGAGGCTCGTACCCACGGGGTCACTGCCACAGAGGTGGCAAATGCTGCTACACCGGCAGGGTTTCGTAACCTTGTGGACAGTTACAGTAATCCACCGGAACCATATGACAACCCGTATATGGAATTTGGTCGGAGAACCGAAGGGCCAGTAAGCGAGTGGCTCAAGGAACGGTTCGGGATCTTCCCTAACGAGTGGCTGATCTCTCACGATAACCCGATCTATATGGCAACACCTGATGGGCTGTCACTTGATCACACGGTTATATCAGAGATCAAAACTACTGGGAAAGACTTTGGGGAGAAGATCCCTATCGGCTACCGTAGGCAGGTGCAGTGGCAGTTGTATGTCACAGGTGCAGCGTATTGTGTATTTACGTGGATGCTTAGAGTAGAGACGAGGACGGGCGAGTTTCAGCCAGGATGGATTGAGCCAAAGACGATGAAAGTGCTCCCCTCACGGGACACAATTGAGGATCTAATAGATGTAGCCAACCGGCTATGGGATATCAAGCAAGAGTTGCTTGGAGAGAATGGAGAGAAATAATGCCACAGTTTAACATCAACGAGTATGACACCGTAGAAACCCGGCTCGCTCGGTTCCACGAGGATTACCCTGACGGGCGTGTGATTAGTTACGAGCTTACAAGTGAAGATGACAGGGCTAAGGGTTATTGGGTAGTTCGTGCTCAGATCTTTACAGACCACGAGGATCAGCACGCTAACTGTCCTAAAGCTACCGGCTTTGCTTTTGAGGTTGAGGGCGGGGCAGGAGCTAACAAGACAGCTGCCCTCGAAAATGCAGAAACCTCGGCAATCGGTAGAGCGCTTGCCAATATGGGTTACTCGGGGCGTAAGCGACCTACACAAACGGAGATGCGTAAAGTGGCTCGTGCTGAGGAACCTATCCCCGCCGAGTTTATTGAGTCTGTGTCTACCGCTAAGGATCGGGCAGAACTAGATAAGCTGTACGATACAGCCGTGAAGAATGGTTGGGCGGAAGATGTGGTCAAGATCTTCCAGGCTCGTAGCAAGGTAATCGGAGGAAAATAATATGGCAACAAAATCAAAGGTGATTGAGTACGAAACACTCGAAGAACTAAACCTAGATTTGCTTGAGTTCACTGGTAGCTATGTGAACGAGTTGCGCTCAGGCAAGGTAACGTGGCGCGAGTTCTATAACCAAGTCAGGAGTGAGGTGCTTGAACAGCAACCTGACCCCCGCTGAGGTAGTCCAAACCCTGTCTAAGATTGGCAAGGACATTGATGATGCCACAGAAGCGTTGGCTGAGGCTGACAAGAAAGCGATGTTTGCGCGGAGGGATGTGGAAAGATCCTATGCCAAAACATTCTTGAACACGGAGGGATCTATGGAGATCCGTAAATATACTGCCAGGCTTGCGACTGATGACGAGAACTTTGTTCTTGAGTGTGCTGAGCAGGAACAGCGAGCTATTGTGTCGAAGATCCGAGCACTTCGTGACCGTCTAGAAATCGGGAGATCTATCAGCGCGATTATGCGTATGGAGTGGTCAAACCAGTAAACTAGATGTATGAGTGGGAGCACTTCCAGGCGGAAGGGTAATCGTGCAGAGGTTGAGGTAGTCAATCTTCTGCGCAGTCACGGTTACAATGTAGAAACTTCGCGCTCTGCTCGTGGCGGGTATCAGTCTGGTGCTGATATTGTGGGCGACTTCCCTATGGTTATTGAGGTGAAGAACCAGGCAAAGCTAAACCTTGCGGGTTGGTGGGCACAAGCGGAGTATCAGGCTAATGGCAAGTTGCCTGTCGTGATTCACAAGCGTGTCGGAAAATCCGACCCTGCCGAGTGGTGGGTCACGATGGATGTCCAGACTTTGTTACGCTTACTGGGTGAATCAGAAGCAGTTTCAGAAATATCTTGACCGAGACGATGGTTGTGTTCACTGTGGGCAAACCGAGTCTGTGTCACCACATCACAGGCTAAACCGTGGAATGGGCGGATCTAAGGTTCGTGATGTCCCGAGCAATATTATTGTGATCTGTTCAGACCTCAACGCCCGTATGGAGTCCGATTCCGCGATAGCGGATATGGCGAAGTCTAGAGGGTGGAAACTATCCTCTGGGGCTAATCCTGCCTCTGTGGCAGTGCAGCATTACTCTGGGTCGTGGCGCATACTTGACGACAAGTTCGGGTTTGTGAATGTTACTGGTGTGGATTAGGACAAAAATAGTTTGTGAGATATAACTAGAGCAAAGAACGAACGGAGAAACATTTGCTAATCAGAGGACATCACGAGTTTGATGGTCAGTTCACACAGGTTCCGAATAGTTGGTTGAGAGATCCCAATGTTTCGCTCGGAGCTAAGGGGTTGCTTGCCCAGCTAATGTCGCACACGCCTGGTTGGTCTGTGACAATACAAGGCTTAGCTAAGCAAAATAACTGTGGCAAGGACAGGATTAGAACATATGTTCGAGAGCTACAGGCATCGGGTTACTTGTTTCGGAGCGAAAGGCAACGGCATAACGAGAAGGGTTACCTGATCGGATATGACTACACAACCCAGGATCCACCTTTGGCGGGTTATCCTACTAAGGTTCAACCTACTAAGGTTCAGCCTACTAAGGAAAATCCTACACTTAAGAAGACTATTGAGAAGAAGACTATTGAGAAGAAAACTAGCTCTGTAGAATTCGACACTTTTTGGGAGATCTATCCAAGCAGGTTAGGCAAGGGCGAAGCGCGAGTAGCTTTTGGCAAGGCTGTAGACAAGGTTGGATTAGAATCAGTTATGGACGGAGCGCGGAGGTTGGCATCAGATCCTAATCTGCCACCAAAGCAATACATACCTCGACCTGCTACCTGGCTAAACCAGGAACGGTGGGACGATGATCCGTACCCAGATCGGGGCGGAAAGAAACAGGAAACCAAGCGTCTGATTGACGAGTGGGCAAGAACGGAGAAAAACAAATGAGAGATGTAATCCACGAGTACCTCACCTCGGTTCGTGAGGAACTGTACCGGCTAGCAGACAACCACGATGACTGTGACGAGTTCACACATTGCCACTCGGACGAGATTGAGGAAGTAGCAGATCTAATTGACGACATTATTACTTGTCGGCAATCTAACGGTGGCATTGACTGGGACACGATGAACAAAATGCACAAGGAACAGGACTTGGCTCACAATGACACTAACTGAGGTGAAGGAACTGCTTGCAAAGATTGCAGCTGTGGATAACCGTGACCTGTCGGAGATGACAGCAAAAGCTTGGTACGAGGTGATTAGCGGGATTAGCTATCAAGTTGCGGAGCGAGCGCTTGTTCTAGCAAGACAGGATCCTCGTATCAACTGGCTTGAGCCGAAGCACATTCTTGGCAAGTCACGGGATGCGATTATGGAGCTGAACCAGGAACAGGCGAAAAAGTCAATCCCTGACGAGCAACGGTACAACCCATCACCGCCACCAAAGAACTATGCGGAGATCTTGACGTTCTATCGTGAACTGTACAAGGTGGCTCCGTGGGATCCCTACACAGGAAATGTTGTGGCTTACGGGGCGGAGCTAGATAGACGGATACAGCAATCAGCAGACAAGGTGGGCTGGACAGTCCCGGTGCCAATATGGAACTGAACTATGCGGAACTGTACGGGATAGACATCCAGAAACTACGCGAGGAGTCGTTCTTGCATCCCGGTCATTGGAGAATGTTGCGGGAGCATAACAAACGGGTCAAGGCGTGGTATAGCGAACAAGATCCTAATCCGCGACACACCGGAGCAAATGTTTCCGGTAGGCTTGCTGACGGTAAGATAATAACCAACAAAAAGAACGGACAGTAATGGCAATCAGCACTAATGCACTTGAGTTAGCCAACATTGTGGAAACATTCTTGACCGAATTGTCTACACACAACTTTATTGCGCCCTGTGGATGTTGCGGGTTCCCCGTACCAGCCCCGTTCATTAACGAGGACACGAACGAGTTGCTTTGCCGTAACTGCCGAACCGCACACGAGAATGGAGAGCACTAATGGCTTTCGTAAATGTACAAAACGCCCGAGTGGATAGGATCCTCAGAAACAACGCAGGGTTTGTGGCTGTCGAGAGCTACAAGACCCGTGATGGCGAGGACAAGGAAACTAAATACACGATCTGGACTGACAACGCAGCTGATATTCCTGGCGAAGGCGTAATCGTAAATGTTTCTGGTGCTCTATCCGTCAGGATGCAGGAATTTGAGAACGATGAGAAGGAACTAATCCGGTTTGCTTCGATTAGCGTAAACCGACCTAAGATTACCCTTGTGGATATGCCTGCGGGAGCACCGGAGTCCGCCACAAATCCTGTGACTGCTAGCTGGGATGCGCCGTTCTAATGAAAATTGCTAACTACCTGCTGATCACGCTACTGGCTTCGCTATTCGTCCTGCTCGGGCTGCAAGCAGAACCAGTGACCGGAACACTCGCCTATGTGGCAGCCGGTATCCTAATCCTCGCCCTTATTGCCGGAACGATACGGAGAAAATAATGCTCGAAGGATTGACACCACCACCCTCAAGCCGGAGCTGTCGTGTCGGGCACCTGTTGTCTGAACTTGACGAGGCGGATCAAGTGATCCTAAAGGATGCTCTTGACGATCAGGTCAGGTGGTCATCGAACGCGCTAATGTACGCGCTGAAAGAACGGGGCGTTTCAATTAGCATCCACCCGATTATCAACCACAGACGAAATCTCTGTAAATGCTTGAAAATCTGACACCTGCCGAAAAGATTACCCAGCAAGCACACGCTCGGGTAGGGATCGAGTTTGACGGTAATGAAGGCTCAGCGACTACCCCTGGATATGAGTCTGAGCCAGAGAACTTTGACGAGTTCCTCAGGGATGCAGGTCTTGACCCTGATGGTGTAGAGGTTATCCCGCCGGTGAGAACCTCACGCTGGCAACAGCAGAAAGACGGGGAACTTGTTTGGCTAACCTCGTACCGGTTCACGTTCCGCAGGCACGCAAAAGGTATTGACCTACCGCTACTAGCTAAAGAAGCGGAAGCGAAGCTCAGGAAGCCATCTAAGGGCAAACGGAGCGACTCTGCGCTTGTTGTCCTCTGGTCGGATCTACAGGTTGGCAAGGTGGACATAAACGGTGGCGTGGCAGAGCTGTATCAGCGGGTTGCTGACACTCACACAAAACTGGTTCAGGTGATCGAGGAAACAAAGCCGAGCAGGGTTGTGTTTGCGGATCTAGGCGACACCGTGGAGAACTTTGACAACAAGGCTAGTATGCAACAGCTTTACAGCAACGACTTGAGCATTATGGATCAGTTGGATCTAGCCACGACCCTAGCGTGGAAAACCCTGTCTGCTATTGCAGAGCGTGTGCCCACCGTAACATACGCCTCGGTAGGATCTAACCACTGTCAATGGCGGAAGAACGGTCAGGTCGTAGGCAAAGCAACCGATGACTGGGGCGTATTTATTGGTCGTCAGCTTGCACGCCTAGCCTCTGAAACGCACGCCACAAACATCTCGTTCACCGAGCCACAGCCCCACGATGAGTCGCTCGCTATTGACGTATTCGGTGACAACTACCACATCCTCGGTATCGTTCACGGGCACCAGGCACGAAACTCAAACGCTGTCGCTGACTGGTGGAAGAAACAGGCTTTCGGTAACCAACCACTTGCGCCCGTCACAACCCTTGTTCACGGGCATTTCCACCATCTCCGTATTGAAGAACACGGGGCAACACACAACGGTAACTCGCGCTTTGTTGTCGGAGCACCAACCCTGGATAACGGATCGAACTGGTGGCGTAACATCTCAGGGGACGAGGCACCGCCTGGACTTGCTTACCTTGTTATGGAGAAAAACAAACCGTTCACCGGCACCGTCTACAAGATCTAATGCGCGGGGACAGGATCCTGCTGTTCTGGTCAAAATACAGTCGGGGACAACACGAAAACCTTGAGGACTGGCGTACCACGGATATCCGGCTAAACCCGTCACATTCCCTATCGTTACAAGCTCACCTAAACCGTGGGCACGAGGTACACCTATACACCTATCAGACAATCAGTCAGGGGATCCCAGAACAGGTCACAGTCTACGATGCTGGTGAACTATTCCCCGCCGAGTCTGCCTGGTCAGCGCTAAACCAGGGACACAGTATTGCCCACATATCTGACCTTGTTCGGTTCCGAGCATCAGCTATTGACGGGGGACTCGTACTCGATATGGATGCCATTGTCATCAACGAGTTACCAGCACTAACCAAGTATTTTTGCACTATGCCTGCCAAAGCAACCGGAGGTGTCGCGCCACAGTGGGGAACCGCACACCCGCCGTTCACAGTCCACGACGGTAGCTGGGATGGCAAGGCACTCTCCGCTTTCCCGGTCAAGGTAGACCAAGACCTAGCGGAACCAATCCTGGCGCTATCCGACAAGATCGAACAAACCCTATCCATCGCACCAAAGCGAGATAGCAAAGCCTGGAACTACGTCCTATGGACTATCAAAGAACTGTCCCGCAACTACCCTGACGCAAAGATCTTTCCACCTATCAAGACCTGCCCTGTACCGTCGTGGATGGGAGCAGGCAAATGCTACTCGGTAGAACAACCAACAAGGTTAGACGGAACCAATACTGTATTCGGTTACCCGCTTCCAAGCATTACCGAGATCCTCGAACAGTCGTTCATCGTGCAACATTTCTTTGAGTCAGCTTTCCAGGGCGTAACACAAGACCTGAACCCAGCCACATTCTGGTATGAGATCCCACGAAACAGCCTGTTAGGGATCCTCGCGCAAAGAATTGTGGGGGATAGGTGGCGGACAATCCTGCCCGAGCTACACAAACAATAATGTCCCCTAGTAGCTTTATGAAACCCTGCCTCGACTGTGGCGTACTCTCACGAGGTTACAGATGTCCGACCCATCAGACCGAAGCAAACAAAAGATACCGCAAACCCGGATCACCACAGAGGGCTGCTAAGAAGCGGGCACTATACAACTCTGACTACCGTAAACGGGCTGCAATAGTTCGAGCTAACGCTACACACTGCCACCTATGTGGTGGGGGAGCTAGACCAGGGGATCCGTGGCAAGCAGATCACCTGTATCCTGGCAACCCCGAATCGCCGTTACTCCCCGCCCACAGGTCGTGCAATCTACGCAAAGGCGGGAAACACCCCAACATCTAGGCAGACACACGCCTATACCCCTACCCCTATACCCCAATATGTAGAGGGGGTTGCATCCTAAATAGGCTTTACTCCTCACCCGTGGCTTTCAGGAAGAAATAAAAAGGCGCAAAAATCGCGTTTTTGGGGTTGGGCGCGATACTATATGTTGGGTACGCCTACGAACTAGATGTTGGGTTGCCTACTACCCAGGAGGATCAAGTGAAAATAGAGATGCTGTCAGTTTCGGATCTCAGGTTCGATGATGAGAACGCGAGGATCCACCCGCCGGAGAACCGAGCTGTGTTGCGTGCGAGCTTAGAGAAATTTGGTCAGCGCAAACCGATTGTGATTACCGCGGACAAGACGGTGATTGCGGGTAACGGTACCTTGCTTGCTGCGACAGAGCTTGGCTGGGACAAGGTAGCTGTGGTGAAGGCACCTGCGGACTGGTCTAAGGAAATGGTGCGTGCCTACGCGATTGCGGATAACAGGTCGGCGGATCTCTCTGAGTTTGATCCTACGGTTTTGCAGGCACAGCTCGCCTCGCTTGAGATTGCAGAGTTCGAGTTCGATGCGCTTGGTTTCTCGGAAGCGGAGATCAGCAAGATTGCGACGATGGATGGCACAAGCTCAGGTAAGACGGTAGACGCGCTTGCCGAGTGGACGGGGATGCCTGAGTATGAGCAGAACGATGCTACCTCGGCGTTTAGTTGCACAGTTCACTTCGTGGACGAGGATGCGAAAAACAAGTTCTTTGAGCTACTTGAGATCAGCGCGAAGAAATCGTTTTGGTGGCCAGAGTCTGACGGTCTTGTGGGATCTACGCAACACGAACACTATGTCGTTGATAACACAGCCTGAGTTCCCGATATACATACCGTCGAAGTCACGAGCAAAGTCCGCTTTCACGCCACGGTATCTAGACATAATCAATGTTCCGTACCGGATCGTTGTTGAGGCTGACCAGTACGACGATTACAACCAATACTTTGATAAGTCGAAACTGTTGGTGTTGCCACAAGAGTACCTAGACAACTACGAAACATTTGATGATCTAGGCGACACGAAATCGAAAGGGCCAGGGGCTGCCCGTAACTTTGCCTGGGAGCACTCGATTGCCGAAGGTCACAAGTGGCACTGGGTAATGGATGACAACATTATCAACTTCGGTAGGTTGCACAAGAACCAGCGGTTGCTCATAGGTGACGGGTTTGGTTTCCGCGCGATGGAAGACTTCTCGCAACGGTACAAGAATGTTTCGATGTCTGGTCCCAACTACTTTATGTTTCTGCCATCCCGTAACGCTCGACCTCCGTTCATTACAAACACGAGGATCTATTCCTGCAACCTAATCCGTAATGACGTGCCATTCCGGTGGCGAGGTCGGTATAACGAGGACACCGATTTGTCGCTGGTAATGATGAAAGCTGGCTGGGTAACAATCCAGTTCAATGCGTTCTACCAATACAAAATGCCTACACAGAAAATGACGGGCGGTAACACGGAGGCGTTCTATGCAGGCGAGGGCACTCTACCTAAATCGAAGATGCTTGTGGATATGCACCCTGACGTAGCGAAGCTGTCGTACAAGTTTAGTCGGTGGCATCACACAGTTGATTACTCGCGGTTTACACACGGGCTGGTGAAGGACAAGAACTATGTTCCGCAGGACTTCTCGAAAGTCAAGCTTGCGCGGGAACCTGTCAAGGAAAGTGTCTGGAAGCGGTTAGACAAATGAGTGGGCGCGGTAGACCCGCTAAACCGATTGAGCAGAAACGGAAACTAGGCAATCCTGGTAGACGCCCTCTGCCGGATCAGAACGAGTTAGAGGTACTAGAACCTGCCGACAGTATCCCTGAGCCACCACGACCCCTGCTAGAGCCTGGCAAGAAGCTTTGGGAACGAGTCTGGGGAGCAGGTATCGGTTGGATCAGCCCTGTTTCCGATATCGAGCTGTTGCTTATGACTTGCGAGATGGTGGATGAGCGCTGGAACTTGCGGATCAAAGTGATGCAAACAGACAATATGCAGATGGCTCGTAGGCTTGACAACCTGTCACGGATTATTGCAGCTAACCTGTCTTTGCTTGGGTTCTCGCCATCGGACAGGTCAAGGCTTGGTCTAGCCGAGGTTGCTCGGAGATCTAGATTGGTCGAGCTACAACAGATGAAAGACGATCTCGTGCGAGGTGGCGGGGATGAGTAGTTGGCCTCCGCGCTGGATGACACCTGTACCGGAGGAAGCACTACTGGCAGGCGAAGGACACATCGCTATTGGTTTTGCGGAACGATACGGCACAATCACAAAGGACAGCGTTGCGGGTAACGTGGGCGAACCGTTAGTGCTCCGTGACTGGCAGAAACAACTACTGCTAAGGATCTTCGCTTGGGAGAATGGTGGGCTACGCCACCGGATACAGTTAGTCGGTATGCCACGAAAGAATGGCAAGTCTGCGCTGGGATCTATTACAGCCCTGTATTCCTTAGCGCTTGGTCCTGGCGGTGGTGAGGTGTATTCGATTGCAGCGGAAAAGGAACAGGCAAAGATTGTGTTCCGTGATGCCCGCAAGATGGTTGAGGCTGCACCGGATCTAGGACACATCAACTTGTACCGTGATGCTATGGAAAACACGGAGAACGGTTCTGTGTATCGCGCCCTGTCAGCAGAAGCATATTCCAAAGAGGGACTGAACCCGACCTTCGTGATCTTCGACGAGTTACACGCGCAACCTAACCGTGACTTGTTCGATGTTATGTCTTTGGCTATGGGTGCTCGTGGTAACAAGGCAACCCTGTTAGCGATTACAACGGCGGGTGTTCGCTCTGACTCGACGGGTCGGGACTCTATTGCGTACACGCTTTACCAGTACGGTCAAAAAATTGCGCGAGGCGAGGAAGATGACAGCACATTCTTTCAGGCTTGGTGGGAGTCAGAGGGCGATTACCGTGACGAGGCAACTTGGGAAACCGCAAACCCAGGGTACGGTGACATCAACGATGCCGAGGACTTTAGGTCTGCTATCCGTAGGACACCTGAAGCGGAGTTCAAAACGAAACGGTTGAACCTGTTTGTTTCGTCACAAAACACTTGGTTGCCTGACGGTTCGTGGGAACAGTGTGCGGGTGAGGTTGTTCCTGACCCTGACGATGAGATCGTGCTCGGGTTTGATGGGTCGTTCTCGGGAGATGCCACGGTTGTAGTCGGCGCAATCATTCCTAAGACTGACGAAGAAAATGTGAAAGTGTTTATGGTCAAAGCTTGGGAGAAGGACGTTGCTATACACGACCAGGATTGGCGCGTAGATATTGGTGATGTCGAGCAGACCATTATCCAGTTCTGTCAAAAATATCCGAAAGTCCGTGAAATAGCGTGTGACCCGTTCCGGTGGCAAAGATCAATGGAGATCCTAGAACAAGCAGGGCTACCTATTGTCGAATGGCCATCCACGTCACCGCGAAGAATGGTGCCAGCGTGCGCCAACTTTTATGACCTAGTTGTCGAAAATCGCATCGTTCACGATGGGGATCCCGTGCTTGCCCGTCACTTGGATAACGCCGTCACAAAGGTGGATAATCTTGGACCTCGTATCGTGAAAGACAAAAAGGGTAGTCCACGGAAGATTGACGCAGCTGTTGCAGCAATTCTCGCCGTAGACCGGGCAACAGTCGCTAGAATGGAAGAAGTGGTTCCGCAGTTCTTTGGATAGGCGTGTTATGAAACGAGTTATTGCTAGTGTTCTACAGGTAGCCGGATTTGCGGGTATCACCATAGGCGTTCTTTTGTGGTCTGTTCCTGCCGGGCTTGTTGTAGCCGGTGGGGTAGCCATCCTTGTCGGATTCGTAGTTGGGCAAAACCAGTGATCCTTAATCGTATTATCAACCCTGGCGAGGCTAGGGCAATCTCATATCAGTCGTTATTTGCTGCGGGTGATGATGTAGCTATCGGCACAGAGTCAGGTGTGCGCATAGATGCAGATACAGTCTTTGGCGTAAACGCTGTGTTCTCTGCGGTGTCGCTTATCGCTGACACTATCTCCACGCTTCCCCTACACGCTTACAAGCGCGAAGCTGACACACGGGTAGAGCTATCCCCACGACCACAGTGGTTGCGTAAACCTGACGCTGATCTTCCTGCTGAGGCTTTCTGGAACTCGGTTGTTGTTTCGATGCTGTTAGAGGGTAATGCGTTTATTCGCGCGTACTACAACACTCGTGGCGAGGTGGCAACCCTCACCGTATTGAACCCGCAAACTGTAGAGGTACAGCGGAACAGTGTGGGTCGTTTAGTGTTTACTGTCGAGGGTGAGGGCAAACCACTAACCACGGACGAGATTGTTTACATTCCTGATGTTCTCTCCCCAGGGAATGTTCGTGGTGTATCCCGTGTCAAGGCACTCAAGGAGTCGTTCGGGCTGGCGCTCGCGCTCGAAAGATTTGCTAGTACGTTCTTCGGGCAGGGCACAAACCTGAACGGTGTTATTGAGTTCCCAGGGAACCTCACCGAGGAACAGGCAAAACAGCTAACAGCTGGGTTTGATAACCGTCACAAGGGTTGGCGTAAAGGGCACAAGACAGGTGTGCTCACAGGTGGCGCGACTTTCAAATCTACACAGATTGACCCACAACAGTCCCAAGCTATTGAGGCTCGTAGGTTAGCGGTAGAGGATATTGCTCGCGCTTTCAATGTTCCACCGCACCTGCTCGGTCTACCAGGCACGAACAGCTACGCTAGCGTTGAACAGAACAACCTTGCTTGGGTTACACACGGCTTGCGCCCGATCCTCACCAAAATCGAGGGTGCTTTCAACCCGTTGCTAGAACGTGGCGCTAACGGGTCGGGTGCGTTCCTCAAGTTCAACCTTGACGGGCTGCTCCGCGCCGATATTCAGTCACGGTTCTCCGCATACTCGACGGCTATGCAGTCAGGGTTCCTCACTATCAACGAGGCTCGTGCCCTTGAGGATCTAGCGCCACAAGTAGACGAGTCAGCAAGCAAGGTGCGGGTGCCTTTGGCAAATGTGGATGTAAGCGACTCTCGTCTAAACGCGCAGAGGGAACGAGTGTCAATGGCTCGTGACCTTGTGTATGCAGGGTTCGATCCGGCTAGCGTGTTGCAGGCACTTGACCTACCGAGTATTGACCACACTGGTGTACCGTCTACACAGCTGCAACCTGTTTCGATGATTGACCCTGAAGATCCTGAGTCGGTCTACAAAGATGAGGTTGTCTAATGCCGATACTCAACCACCACGTTACTTTGAACACATCAACCGCTACGCTAATAGCTGGCGCTGACAATATGCCACAGGATGTGATTATCCACGACGCGGAACACTCCGAGTCTACTAGCGTGTTTCTTGGCAATGAGAGTGTCACCTCTGCTAACGGTTTGCACTTGCACAGCGCTGAAACAATACAAATGACGTTAGGTCCAGGGGATAAGCTTTGGGCGATAGCAGGTTCGGGTACGCCGACTGTCCACGTCGTTAGGATACAGAAACTCGACTAATGACTACAAGCGACGAGGCAATCCGAGATCTCCCCGACAACTTTCGTCCCGCAACTAGCGAGGATGTTCCCGAGGGGCGTGCTTGCGGTAACTGCATATTCTTTGACGAGCAAAACCTTGATAGCGAAGGTCGCGCTTTCTGTGAGCGGTGGGACGAATATGTTGAGGGCGGACAGTACTGTAACGCTTGGCAGCCTCGTGACGGCGAACGCCGACAAGTAGATTTGACCCCACCAGCGTATATGCGTGCAGCTGCAAGACAAGGGTTGAAATACCACGAGGAAGGGTTATCAGGTGGCGGATTACGTCCACAGACAGTTCGTGAAGCTCGCGCTATGGCAGCTGGTAATGTCACAGCTGACAAATGGGTTCGGTTAGCAGCGTGGATTGCCCGTCATATGGGCGACCTTGATGCTCCTGCTGCGGATCCCGACAACGAAGATTACCCGAGCGCGGGTGTAGTAGCGCACTTGCTGTGGGGCAGTGGGCCAAGTAAGCGTGCGGCGGAGCGAGCCTTGTCGTATGCGCAAGGTGTAGTTGGTAGACTGAAAGAAGAAAATGCCGAAAGAACAGTGGGGAATGTTGTGGCAGATCTAGAAACAAGAATGAGTCCGACGGAGTTTGAGATCCGTGAAACCAGCGAAGGTATGACCTTTGAGGGTTACGCTGCAATGTTCGATTCTCCATCGCAACCGTTGCCGTTCACCGAGAAGATTGCACCCGGCGCGTTTACTCGTTCACTGAAATCTCGTAATGACATCAAACTGTTGTGGAACCACAGCGCGGGTGAGGTCTTGGGATCTACTAGGGCTGGCACTCTCAAGCTGTCTGAGGACGAGCGTGGGTTGCGTGTGTGGGCTATGTTGCCTAACACGACTACAGGACGGGACACATCCGAGTTGATCCGCCGTGGCGATGTAGACTCTATGTCGTTTGGTTTCTCGGTTCCCCGTAACGGTGACAGCTGGTCAGAGGATGGATCTGAGCGTACCTTGAGCGAAGTGAGGCTACACGAGGTCAGTATTGTTGCTTTCCCCGCCTACACAGCCACCGCTGGGACTACAGCAGTCCGTGGGTTAGAGAGATTAGCCGAGCGCACCGATGTTGATGCAGACTCTCTGGCAGATGCTTTACTCAAGGTTGAGCTAGGCGACAACATTACTGAGGATGACCGCCAGCTACTTGAGCGTGTGCTTGACAAGCTGGCACCGGAAACTGATGAGGAAGCAAAGGCTGACACATCGCTTGAAATGCTTGAGCTCAAAAAGAAGAAACTCGAACTACTGATGGGACTCTAATGGCTACTGTAGACGAAATCAAAAAGACTATTCTCAAAGTTGCTGGCAACCCTGTATCGGGTTCCATCGCTTCACTCGCTGCACAGATGGCGGATGAGATCCACAAGCTTGACGAACCGGATGCGACCCGTGGGAAGCAGAAGCGGGTAGTTGAGTCTATGGAAACTCGAACCGCTGATACTCAAGACTGAGAGCATCCCGTAAGATCCCCTCGGAGATATCCATCTCCTGAGTGATCAGTTCCACGTTCTCTCTGAGGAACTGGATCTGTGGTGTGTCCTCAAGGTAGTTGTTCCGCATTGACTTTTTGACTGCTATGTCTAACTCGTAGACTGCATCTGGTAATAGTGTCCAGCAATACTTGTATCGGTCAGCTGCTTGCTTGAGTGTGGGATCTCTAAACACGAGCATCTTGATTGTCTGGTCTGATAGTTCTCTCATCGGTTGTCCTCCGTTACTGGCCACAGGTATGCGAGATCGTCTGGCACGCCTGGGAACATAGGTTGATAATAGGTGGGGTCTTTCCTTACTAGGTTAGATTGGTGTGTTCTGATGAGGTCGTAGGTTAGCCACGGGGGGGCATAGTAGTAGGGGTAATCAGGAAGCATAGCTTCGACCTTGTCTTTGATGCTGTCCTTGTATCCACGGCTTGTCCACTCGTCGCACATAACTTGTGTGTAGAGGATAAGACTATTCTCGTAGCCTCGCCACATCCTGGTGGCTGGGTGATTGACCCAACCCTTGCTTTCGCCACGGAGCGCCCGTAGGATCTGGTACGCCTCGACTCGTTGCTTCCCTAGTCTTTGTCGGTCTAGGATCCTAGCGCTGACGAAGTAGCTGTGGTCTGGTAGAAATGTTTGCATCGTGTTCTCCGTTTCTAGCTGTTCTTGCTGATCTCGTCTGCGATTGCCCACTGGATCTTGGTGCGCTCGCGGACTAGCTCGTCTATATCTGCCCTATCCGCTTCCAGTTCCTGAAGGGTAGCGATCTTGAGGTTCAGTTCGTTGAGTGTCCCCTTGAGTAGGTTGAACTTTGAAATCTTCACTGGTTTCTCCGTTACTTCTTGAGTTCTGCGAGCTCTGCCCATAGCTCGTCAATATAGAAACTTGTCACGATTCCGACCCGGCTATCTTTGTGCTGAGCTTGAAATTTGTAGAACCGCTTGATCTTCCGTTCTAGGTGTTGGATCTGTTCGCTGGTGTTCACTGGTTTCTCCGTTTCTTTGTGGGGATCTCCCCTTGATATATCTAGGCTACTACATAGCCACCGATTTGTCTAATCCATATCCAAACATTTTTTTCGGTACCATAGATATGTCGGGAAAGTGGAGCCACTACCGACCTCGCCGTTGAGCGGAACCGCCACGGATATCTGTACACCTAACTAACAGGAGAAAATATGTCTGAGTTCGTAAAGACTCAGCAGGAGCTTCGCGCCAACCTGACTTCGCAAATCCGTGAGGTCATTGAGGGTGCCGAGCAGGATAGCCGTGGGCTTGACTCTGCTGAACTTGAAAAGATCAACCGCATTGAGGCTGACATCGTTCGCGCTGACGAGGCAGTAGCTGTTGCAACCCGCAACGAAGCACGCCGTTCCGAAGCCGAAGAAGCAGCTCGCGGTTTTGTTCCCGCCGAGGCACGCGAGGAGCGTTCCACTGGCGACATCCTTCGTGAGATCGCAACCGGCGAAATCCGTGGACACGAGTTTGAACAGCGTGCAACGCTGGTTCCCTCGGCTAACACCGTACCCAAGTCGTTCTTCGACCAGGTGTTCGATGTAGCACGACTCGTTGGCCCAATGCTTGAGGTCTCCGAAATGATCAACACCAGCTCCGGTGAAGATCTCACAATCCCGACTCTCACCGCGTACAGCGCTGCAACCCTCAAGGGTGCTGGTGCTGCTCTCGACGAGTCCGAGCCCACCTACTCAAGCATCACGCTTGGTGCTTACAAGTACGGTCTGTTGATCCCCGTTGCTGCTGAACTGGTTTCAGACGCTGGCTTCAACATTGAGTCGCACTTGGCTGAGCAGGCTGGTAACGGAATCGGTACCGCTGTGAACGCTGCTCTGACCACCGGTGACGGATCGAGCAAGCCTAACGGTATTGTTACCGCTTCGTCCGAGGGTGTCGTTGGTGGCACTGGCGTGACTGGTGCGTTCACTGCTGACGAGCTGATTGACCTGGCATACTCCGGTGTTGATGGACTCGTTCGCCGTCTGCCCGGAACCGGTTATATGGCATCTGGTCAGGCTATCGGTGCGATGCGTAAGCTGAAAGACACTGCCGGCAACTACCTGTACCAGGTCGGCGTTGGACAGCCTGACACCTTCGCTGGATTCGATGTAATCGAAAACCCGAACGTTGCTGCCCCGGCGATTGACGCCAAGTCGGTTCTGTTCGGTCACTTCCCCAGCTACAAGGTGCGTATGGCTGGCGGGTTGCAGGTTGCTTCCTCGTCTGACTACGCCTTCAACACGGACACCATCACTTACCGCTTCACGATGCGGGTTGATGGCGACCTGACCCACGCCGGTCACGTCCGTCACTTCGTCGGAGGCGCAAGCTAAATACCGACGTAACGAGATTGATCCCCCGGACTTTGTAGGTTAGTCCGGGGGATCTTTCGTTTGTGGGGTTACTTCTCCGCTTCAGTGAGGACTATGTTGAAATCCCGCCCGATTGCCCGTCCGCGCGCTTGGTGGTATCGCATCTCTGCGTTGATAGCGTCGCTTGCTTCTTCGATGGTGGGCTGGATAGAGCTGCTAAGAAAATTGGACTTGCCTTCGTAGGTTACTGTGTTTACTGTGACCTTGTACATCGTTGTCTCCGTTTCTAGTGGTGTTGCCTTGATATCTCTAGGCTACTAGATAGCCATCAGTTTGTCTAGCCCAAACACAAAAAAAATCAAAAATCTTTTGAGCTCTAAATAACCACATAAATACGCTCTCGTGCAATACGATTGTCTGGTGATCCCTAACCTCATCGTGCCCGTGTTCGGGCGTTACGATCTACTACAGCGCTTGTTAGACACAATAGATATGAAAGTATCGCACCTCGTCATTATAGACAACGGTGCAGGTGTCACCTCGCTACAGTTCCCCGACAAGGTTCAGAACGTTCACTACATTCCGCTGCCAGCAAATCTAGGGTTGGCAGGGTCGTGGAACCTCGGCATCAAATGCCTGCCACATAACGACAGATGGTTCTTCGTATCAAGTGACCTAATCCTCGCGCCTGGGGATCTAGAGAAAATGTCTAAGGCACAAACAAACGAGCTTACACTTTCTGATGCCGAACCATTCTTCCAACTGTTCTGTGTAGGCGAGGAAGTGCTTAGACACGTCGGACTTTTTGACGAGTCGTTCTTTCCGACACACCATGAGGATCAAGACTATCTGCGCCGTACAAGACACAACGGGTTTCACGTGAAACATATTGAGGTGGGAGCAACCTACGATATGTCCGTGGCGACCCGTGTGACAGAAGCGACTAAGAATATTGCTGACCGTGTGTATAGCGACAATCTCGAATATCACAACGCGAAGATCCGAAGCAACGATTACAGCGCGGGATATTGGTCTTTGACTCGGCGTAGACGGAACGAGTGGCTGCGGTAAACTGGTGTAATGGCAATCACAAACGGGTACGCAACTTTAGACCAGGTGAAATCGGCGCTCCGCATCGAGGACAACATTGACGACACGCTCATCGAGCTTGCTATCGAGTCTGCTTCACGCGAGATTGACGGTTACACAGACCGAGTGTTCTACGATGTTGGAACCGATACAAGGATCTATGTTCCGACGGATAGTTTCACCGTCGAGATTGAGGATCTCCAAAGTGTTGAGCACGTCAAGACTTCGCCTAGCGGGGACGGGTTCACAGAAACTTGGACAGAAACTGACTACCAGTTCGAGCCTTTGAACGGGCAAGCTGGTGGGATCCCCACACCCTACACACGGATCCGCGCTATAGGCGACTATGTGTTCCCTATCTGGAATCCGCGCGTGACTGATGCCTACGAGGCGACGGTACAGGTCAAGGGTGTGTTTGGTTTCGCTTCAGTACCCACCGAGATTGTTCAGGCAACAATCCTCCTGTCTATGCGCCAGTTCAAACGCTACGACTCCCCGCTCGGTGTTGCAGGGTTCGGAGATCTTGGTGCGATGCGGGTGACCAAGTTTGACCCTGACGTGGAAGCTCTTGTGTCACCGTGGCGGAAAGTGAGAATGGCTTGACCATCCAGGAGATGCGTGACGGACTCGGCACCAACTTGAGAACTATCTCGGGTTTGCGTGTTAGCGAGGAGATCCCTGACCAGGTGAACCCGCCTATGGCTGTGGTTAGCTTGACAACAGTCGAGTTCGATCAGGCGTTCCAGCGTGGGCTAACAATCTACAGGTTCCTTGTGACTCTCATCGCTTCACGAGCATCTGACCGTTGGGCACAGATCCGGTTAGACGGTTATTGTTCTAACGGTGACGACAGCGTGAAGAACGCTATTGAGTCTGACAAAACTTTGGGCGGTGCTGCTTTTGATGTCCGCGTGACTGAAATGGGCAACATTGGTACGATATCATTAGATGAGTCAATGTACTTAGCTGCCGAGTTCTCGGTAGACGTTTTCGCAGATTAGGGGAATACCGTGGCAAAATTTGTCGCAACAGATTACGAGATCACGATTGACGCAACAGACTTTAGCACGAGTCTTGCTGCTGTCACTTTGGATGTCAGTGTAGACGAGCAAGAAACAACCGCTTTTGGGAACGCCTTTCGTACCCGTATCGGTGGTCTGAAAGATGCTTCGGTTACGCTCGACTTTCACCAGGACTTTGCTGCTAGCGGTGTAGACGAAACTTTGTTCGCTGCACTCGGCACCGATGTTGCTATTGTTATCAAGCCAACGTCAGAGGCTATTAGCGCCACGAACCCAAGCTACTCGTTCAACGCTTTGGTTACACAGACCCAGCCCTTCGCTTCCTCGGTGGGCGACTTGGCAACCCTGTCTGTGACCTGGCCAGTGAACGGTGCTGTGACGAGGGCTACGGCGTAACAAATGATTATCAACCTACAAGTTAGCTACTCCGACAACACCACCAAAGAGATAACCGCGAAAGCAGCAGATATTGTTGCTTTTGAGGAACGGTTCGATATCTCGATGGCAAATCTGCAAAACGAGGTTCGGCTGACTCACTTGTTGTTCTTGGCTTGGCACACAGAAAAACGCTCTGGTGCCACAAAGGCTGAGTTCGACAAGTGGGTCGAGACCGTCGAAACTATTGAGGCTGTAGATCCAAAAAAATAGTTCCGCTCGGTGATGCGTCAGCTCATTGGATGATCGCAACTTTGGCGTGGGAAATGAAAATCTCGCCTAACGAGCTAATGGATCTGTCCCCGAGAATGTTGTTTACGTTGCAGAAAGTGCGCGAAGGCGAGATCAAACGAGCTAACAAGCGCAGGTGACGGCGGTACAATAGTTGTGGGGATTGGGGCTGTCAGATGATAGATCAGAAAGTTGATGCGCTGTCTTTCAAGCAACTCAAGTCTGAGTTCCGTCAGCTAGACAAGAGTGTTCAGAAAGAAACAAAGGCTGGTATCAAAAAGTCGCTTGGTTCTGTGACTTCGCGTATGCAAGGCGAGATTGACTCTATTCGTCCTGATGCGCCGATGAGCGGTATGAGCTCAGGTAGCAAGCTAAACCAGTGGAGATCCCCTGCGGTCAAGCCGTCTCTCCGTTTGTCAGCTGGTCCCGGCAAGGCTGTGGCACAGATTACCGCATCGGGTAAGAGCGGTTACAAGCGAATGTTTGCTATCACTGAGCGTGCTGGTTCCCGCAGTTCTGGTTTCACGGATAGCGGTAAGCGGATGATCCGTGTTTTGCAGAAACGGAACAGGCTAGTCAAGGGCAAGGGTGGTCGTTATGCTTTCCGCGCATACCTCAAGTACCGTCCTTTGTTGCACGACCAGGTTGAGCGGGAACTGAACGGGTTAGCCCGCCGATTGAATGTGAGGCTCAAGAGTGGCTCGTAACGTTTCCCAGATCACAATCCCGATCAAGTACGTCACCAACACGAAGGCGCTTGGTCAGGCACAAAGCAAGTTCGCCAAGTTCGGTGGGGCAATAGCCGGTATTGCTGCTGCTTCCACAGCTGCGATTGCCGGTATTGGTGCTGCTGCGGTCAAGATGTCCTCAGAGTTTGAGACGAACTTTGCGAAGATCCAGGGTTTGGTGGGTGTTGCCGGTAAGGATCTAGGCGAGCTTGAGGAAGCAGCGCGACGACTTGGACCACAGTTCGGGAAATCCGCTAACGAGGCTGCTGAGGCTCTGTTCTTCATTACCTCCGCCGGTCTGCGCGGGGCTGCTGCGACAGAGGTTCTTGAGGCTTCGCTCAAGGGTGCAGCTATTGGTCTAGGTGACACTAAGACGATTGCTGACCTTGCTACTTCGGCGGTGAACGCTTACGGTGAGTCGAATCTTGGTGGCGCTCAGGCTGTTGATGTTTTGGCTGAGGCTGTTCGACTCGGTAAGCTCGAACCAGAGGAACTCGCCCAGTCTATGGGTCAGGTTCTACCTATCGCCTCGAACTTGGGTGTGTCGTTCCAAGAGGTCGGCGCAGCGATGGCTGGTATGTCAAAGACCGGTACAAACGCTGCTACCGCATCCACCCAGCTCCGCGGGATCCTAAACACACTTGCTAAGCCAACCGTTGGCGCTCAGGAAGCACTTGCGGGAATGGGTCTGTCTGCTGAAGGATTGCGGAACCAGATCAAAGACAAGGGGTTGTTCTCTACCCTTGAAACTTTGACAGACAAATTCGAGGGCAATATCGAAGCAACCACTTCGGTGTTTGGTAACGTGCGAGCTTTGTCTGGTGTCCTCGACTTGATGGGCGCATCGGTTGATGACAACCGCGAATTGTTTGCGCAGATGACCGACGAGGTTGGGGTACTCGACGAGGCGCTTGCTGTCACAGCGGATACGGTCAAGTTCAAGTTTGATCGGGCTATGGAAACCGCAAAGGCTTCGCTTCTACCCGTGGGGGATATCCTCATCGGTATCGCGGGCGACCTACTCGACTCGCTCATGCCTACAATCGAGAAACTAGGGCCAATCTTCGAGGAAACATTTGAGGCTTTCGCTCCGGCGCTCGATGGGTTGTTCGAGTTGCTACCCGGTCTAATAGATGCGTTCCTGCCACTGCTCCCGATTATGGGCGATATTGCTGCGATAGTTGTGGATCTCATTACCTCACTGTTGCCACCGTTTATTACGCTACTGGATGCGCTAATGCCAGTTGTCCAGGTTCTAGTAGAAACATTTGCGGCACTAATCACGCCACTTGTCGAAATGCTAGTGCCTGTTCTGGAAGCAATCTTTGAGTCTGTAGATCGGATCCTACAAGCAGCGTTGCCAATCTTTATTGAAATGCTCGATGCCCTGATCCCGATTGTGTTGGAACTCGTGGAGATGTTCCTGCCGTTACTTGACATCGTTCTCCCGCTACTAGAAACAATCCTGCTCGACGCGGTGCTACCGGTACTTGGGTTGCTTGCCGAGATGATGGCGGTAGTGCTTCCCGCTGCGATGGAACTGTTCAAAGAGATTGGTCTTGGCAGGTTACTGCTCGCGTTAGGCGACTTCTCGGACGACTTTGATGACATTATTTACGGCATTAGAGTGTTCTTTGCCACGGCGTTCAACGATATGCTCGACAAGCTTGAGTTCTTCATAAACACATCGGTCAAAGCTCTGAACTGGTTTATTGAAAAAGCAAACTCGTTACCTGGTGTCGAGATACAGTTCCGCGCATCCGAGGTTTCGTTTGACCGGATGGAGATGCCTGGCAGGTTTGACCGTATGCGTTTTGACAACGTAGATGTTAGCGGTGTTCGTGATGTGGGCGAAAGGTACAAGGCTTCGGCGGGAGCGATCGTTGGTTCACAGGGATATCAGGCAGGTGCGGGTCAAACACTAGGCGGAGCCTTACAAACAACTTTGGCAAAAAACATACTCCAAGATCGCTTCGGCGTAACCGGATTGTTTGGGGCACAAGCATCCATACCTGCTTTTGCAAAGGGTGGCATTGTGAACCGACCTACGGTTGGATTGGTGGGCGAGGCTGGACCTGAAGCGATTATTCCGCTTAGCAAAGCAAACCGGATGGGATCTACCTACAACATTACGGTGAACGCGGGTATGGGATCTGATGGGAACCGTATCGGTGAGCAAATTATCAAGGAAATCAAACGGTACGAGAGGCAGTCTGGACCTGTCTTTGCTAAAGCGTAACGGTAGAATGTAGATATGGTTACTAGACTTTCAGGCGGTTTGACACCAGCAGATGGGGCTGACCCGCGCACGTTCCCTGCTATCTGGAACGCTACGGCTACAGATATTGAAACGGCACAGTCTGACATTACTTCCGCCGAATCAGACATTACAACGCTTCAGTCTGATGTTACAACGGCACAGTCAGACATCACGACCTTGCAGGCAGATGTTGTCGCTAATCGCTTGATGACTGAAACTACTCAACGAACTAGCTCATACACACTTGCGCTTGCAGATGCTTACAAGGTTGTCTTAGCGAACATCAGCGCCGGCACGATTACAGTCCCCGACGATGCTTCCGCTGCTTTCCCAATAGGCACAGTCGTGAACGTCTACAATGCTAACGCTTCCGACTTGACGATTACTGGCGATACGGGCGTGACGCTTCGTAACGCTGGCGACTTAGCGCAGTATGGTGAGGTGTCACTTCGCAAACGCGCCACGGATGAGTGGGTTCTCGCTGGGTCTGTATCGTGAGCGCTTTCCTACGGCGTAGGGGGATTCTGAATTCTGTCGCCCAACAATTTATTGAGGCGACGGGTGGCACTGTGTCCACCTATACGGATGCAGGCGTTACTTACAAAGTTCACGAGTTCACTTCTGACGGCACGTTCACTGTGACGAGTGCCCCTGACGGGGAAACTGTGGATTACTTGATTGTTGCTGGTGGCGGTGGCGGTGGCGGTAGCTTCAGCAACACGACAACGGGTGCGGGTGGTGGTGCGGGTGGTGTTGTTCACGGCAGTACGGCGGTTACTGTTCAGGGTTATTCGGCGGTTGTGGGTGCGGGTGGTGTCGGCGGTATCGGTACCGGCAGTAGCGATTCGGGTGTGCGGTCTACGGTGGGTGATGATTCGTCGCTGTTTGGGCTGACGGCTTTGGGTGGCGGTGCAGGTGCCTCTTGGAACAGCACGACGCAAGCGGGGAATAGGCGTCCGTTAGCCGGAGGTTCCGGTGGCGGGGCTTCCGACACGAGCGACCCAGCATACTATTCCGGCGCTAGTGGTCTGCAACCTGGGTCTGCTAGTGGCGGGCTTGGAAACGCCGGTGGTGACGGTACGGCGTATGCGGGTGGCGTGCAGGACGGTTCCGGTGGTGGTGGTGGTGCCGGTAGCGCTGGCGGTAATGCATCTGGTGGTGCAACCGCGGGTAACGGTGGGTCTGGTTATGTTTCTGCTATAACGGGCACTTCGCTTACTTATGCCGCCGGTGGTGGCGGTGGTCGCGGTAACGGTGGGTCTGGCGGTCTAGGAACTTCCGGCGTAAGCGGTAACGGTGGTGCTTACTTGAATGACGGTCAGGACGGCACGGATGGTCGCGGTGGCGGTGGTGGTGGAGCGGGTGGCAACCCCACAACTACCAACACGCAGAACGGTGGCGCTGGCGGTTCCGGTGTTGTTATTGTTAGTTACAGGATTGCGGTGTAATCGTGGCGACTTGGTCAGGTCTTCAGGAAGCGTGGATTATTCTTGGCGACTCTTGGGAAACAATAGACGCAACACCAAGTTTCAATACAGTAGTTGAGATTGAAACGGTTGAGGGGTTTATCCTTGACGACCCTATAGCGGGTGTGCTAGACAACCCTGTTTACACGCTTGGCGGGTCTGTGTTCACAGATATCACAGACCAAATGATTGACTTAAGTATTGCGCGAGGCAAGTCCCGTGACCTTGACCGGTTCTCGTCTGGTTCCCTAAATGTTGTGTTGAACAATGAAACAAGGTTGTTTGACCCGTTATACACTGCCGGTTCGCTATACGGGAACATTATTCCGAGGCGTGCGGTAAGGATCACCACGGGCGGTCAGCGCCAGTTCACGGGTGTGATTGACGATTGGAACTTTGCTTACGACCCTGGTGGTCAGTCAAAGGCAGAGATCATTGCAACAGACGACTTTACGCTACTGGCAAGACAGACCTATGCCGGAACATCCGTCCCACAAGCCTCAGGTGCCCGTGTGAGCGCAGTTCTTGACTCTAGTGGGGTAGCGTGGCCGAGTGACCGTAGGGACATCTCTCAGGGCGTGTCAGAGCTTGAGGCAGAAACATTCTCCGGTAACGCGCTTGAGTATTTACAAAAAGTCGAAACGTCTGAACAGGGTGCGCTGTTTATTGGCAAGGACGGGGATTTGACATTCCTTGACAGGTCAGCTGCTACGCCCACAAGTGACTCGCTTGTTACCTTTGCAGATGACGGTACAGGGATTGACTACACACGGGTCAATGTGAACTATGGTATTGAGCTACTCATAAACAATGTCACCGTGTCCTCTGGCGTGGGCGTAGGTACAGCAAATAATGAGCGCTCGGAGAAAGTGTACGGGATTAGCTCAGAAAATCTTGACACGTTCCTTGACTCGCAGGCACAGCTCGACAATATGGCCAACTTTATTGTGTCCAAGTATGCGGACCCAGAGTACCGGTTCGATAGCGTGTCTATGAACCTTGACACAATGTCCGCGCCAGACAAAGCAACTGTTCTTGGGCTTGAGCTTGGTGATGTTATTGTGATCAAGTTCACGCCCAACGGGATCGGAAACCAGATCCTGCAATACGGTGAGATCATCAAGTTGGATCACGAGATTGAACAGATCCGACACGATGTAACAATCGGTGTGTCTGCCCTTGATTGGACTTTCCTTGTATTAGACGACAATGTATTCGGTACAATAGACGTGAACCACTTAGGTTTCTAGGGAGAATAATGGCTGGCGCTGGTTATCGTACTTTCGTTGCAGGTGAAGTGCTCACTGCGACTAATGTTCAGGGTTACTTGATGGATCAGGCGATCCCGGTGTTTGCGGATGCGACTGCCCGTGATGCTGCGATTACCTCACCTAGCCAGGGACAGCACTGTTTCTTACAAGATACGGATGCCTTGCAGTTCTATACTGGTTCGGCGTGGGTTGCTGCTGGCGGTGCCGGTGGCGGAGGATTTGAAACCAACTTTTTGCTGATGGGAGCATAACAATATGGCAACTTCGTACAAATCACTGGGGCAGTTAGATCTCACGACTACCTCGCTGACGGATCTTTACACGGTGCCGTCTGCCACGGAAACAGTTGTGTCTACGGTAATTATTGCTAACCGTAGTGCAAGCTCCACCACGTTCCGGTTGGCTATCCGTGTGGATGGTGACGCTATCTCGAATCAGCATTACCTGGCTTACGATGTTCCGGTTGCCGCGAATGACTCGACTACGCTGACTCTAGGTATCACGATGGTTGCCACCGATGTGATGACTGTTTCGGCGGGTGACGCTAACGCGCTCAGCGTCAATGCTTTCGGTGCCGAAGTAACCGTCTAAGGGGGGTAACTGATGGCTGTTACTTCTATGGGCAAGAGTTCCATCGGGAACTCGGCAAAGTTTCGCAATATGTCTGCATTGACTAACGGCATCCTGTTCAATTTTAGTTACCTGGTTCTCGCTGGGGGTGGACCTGGCGGTGCTGGTACTAATGGTTCTGGTGTTGGTGGTTCCGGTGGCGGTGGTGGCGGTTATCGCGCATCCATTTCGGGCGAGAGTTCGGGTCGCGGTGCCAGTGCTGAAGACCAGTTGGTGGGTGGCCCTGGTGACACATTTTCGGTGACTGTGGGTGCCGGTGGCCCTTCCCCTGCTGCTAGCAATAACGGTTCTAACGGTAGCCCTAGCACCTTCGGCAGTATTACTTCTCTGGGTGGCGGTGCCGGTTCTAGAGTGAACCAAAATAGTAATGATGGTGGTTGTGGTTCGGGTGGTTCTTACAATAACCGTCCTGGCGGGTCTGGGACGGCGAATCAGGGTTTCGATGGTGGTAACGGCACAAGTGGTTTCGGTGCTGGCGGTGGTGGTGGTACCGGGGGTAACGGCTCGAACGGCAGTAGCAACACGGGCGGTAACGGTGGGGCGGGCATAGCATCGTCAGTAACAGGTTCATCGGTAGGTCGCGGTGGCGGTGGTGGCGGTTCGGGAACTAGCGGTTCGGGTTCGGGTGGTACTGGCGCGGGAGCTGGCGGAAGCACCGGCAATTCCGCACCGGC